TCATCTAGCATGTCTGTTACATCTGATATGATGTTCTCTGCTAGCTTCGCTGTCGCTGCTACTATTAGAATGAACTTCTTATCTGTGAATAGGATACAATATACTACAAAAATTTTCAGTAGCGTTGTCTTACCAAATCCACGAGGTAAGCCAAGAGCTAACTGAGGGAAGATTCTAGACTGGTGCGCATAGCCAAGTAGCCAATCCCACACAGATTTAAATACAGGAGGAAAATCGAACTGGAATACAGTAGGCATTATGAGAGCGCCTAGGAAATCCAAGTCCTGCTTAGCTAGATTACTTACATCTTGCGCAGATGCTCCCAGCTGCCGTATCTCTGTACCTGCTGACTCACCTCCCTCCAGCTCAGATAAGGATACAGCAGACTTAGGAGGTTCAGATACAGTAGCTGGCATATCTAAAGCACCTAGATCTGCTGCTGGCTTATCTTCGTCATACCCTCCTAGATCTGCTAGTAGGTCGTGATTCTTATCCTTACTCATAACTGCTCTTAGCCCCGAACCTTATAGGATACGGAGGATACGAAACAATGTGAGGAGCGAGTCTCTACAGCATAGCTAACTCTGTGAGCAGCCAGTCTATCTAAGACAGTTCTAGCATTCTTAGCTATAGCCTCTACGTGAGGTCTTTGCATGGCTGTAACTGGCTTACCTGCAATTACTGCTACGACAGTTACTTCTCTCCTAAGGGATAGTAGTTGAGCTAAAGCTCTTTCAGTTTTCATAGCTGTCACTTTATGCCTCCTCTGCTTGTTCCACTTGCTTAAGTAAGTTACCTGCCTGCATAGTTACAAGGCTCTGATCTCCTGCACTTACTACTTGGTTATCTATATTAGTAGTAAACTTTACAGCTACGTGCGTAGGGAGAATGATATTAACAATGTTCTGTGAATTCGTTACTTGCTCAGGTGCAGACTGCCCACGACGCTTAGCTGCATTTATTACCTGTATAGCTTTTAGGATATCCTGTGGGCGCAGTAAGAGAGCCAGCTGCCTCTCTAACTTAGCTATTAAAGAGTCCTCTAGGGAGTCATAACTAGCATCTCTATCATTATGCTTCTGTAAGTTCTGATAGCGTAGTTCGGCTACCTGTCCCGCGAAAGTCTCATTAGCTAGAAGCTGCGATATGCGAGACGGCTCTACGCCCAATGCAGCCGCTACGCTTTCAGCTGAGACACCGCTACCTAGTAATGCGAGGGCGCGGTCTTCGGTAGGAGTGTTTTTTATCTGATTCATGGGGACATTATAGGCTATTATATATAAGGTGTATATGTGGGAATCAGTTTCACCTGTTCTTAGGGAGAGCTATGCGCTGAAAAAGTTTAGGGAATTTTAAGGTCTGGTATAGGAAAGGACACAACTTCAAAACTAAAAAGGCTCCTACCCCCTCCCTAAGAATGATTCGCATTAACACTTAGGTTCTCACTTAGACTTAGATGCAAGGCATAAGGTAGGATGCGAATGATTCCTATTAACACCGATGGGGGTAGTGCGTAGATTGTCACATTGTGACGGCGTAGATTGTCACATATAACCTAGTGGAATGGTAGGGTACGGCACTGGTAAGGGATGCAGCGTGGTATAACTTGGCACGGTTCGTGCTTCTATATAGGTAAGGGGCGCAGCCTGTGCCACTACTTTATAGGATACTATTACCATGATTAACTCTACTGATACTAGCAACAACCCTACCTCATCTAACGTACACATGGCAGACCTAAGCCGCGCTACTGCTAATGCTGTAGCCGATGCAGTCGCTACCGCCTCAGATGTTAATACCTTTAAGGAATACGACACAGCTCTGACCATTCCAGCAGTGGAGGGGTATCGCGCTGTTAAGTGTCTTTATAAGAAGAACGCTAAGACAGGCAAGGCAGCGGGAACTAATAGCTTTGTCCGTATCGCTGACCATATCACAAGCGAAGCGGTAACAGATAAGCTAGCGGGCCTCATGCCTTACCTTATAACCTACCTACAAGAAGAAGAAAACAAGGTAGTTAAGGCGAAGCATGTAGCAGGCGCTACCATCATTGACCCCGACACTATCAGCTTAGATAGCATCATTGCCGCCCTAGAATCTAGTGGCACCAACAACCGCTTGAATAAGGAACGCGTTGAAGAATGGTTTGCTGGCTCAATGCTCGAATCTCTGATGGTAGCATTTGCTGATAAGATGGGGCTATCTGATGAGCCTACGCAAGCAGAGCTGGATAAGCTGGAACAGATAACAGGTGTGTATAAAGCTAAGTTCGCCAGCCTTGCCAGTGGTAAGACTAGCTACAGACCAGAAGAAGCTGAGTTGATGCTAAAAGCCCTAGATGTAACAGGAGCCGGAACTACTGAGATTGGTGGCCGCTTCGTGGTAAGGCTGGAGCGCATGAAGACAGTATCTACTGATGATCTTATGCTCTCACTGTAGATAGCTACTCCCTTATAGCCTCCTTCATTGGGGGCATTTTTATGCCTATAGATATGGTAGCTGAGAGGTTCTTACAATGTATCTTAGATTTAGTTATTCTGGAATATGGCAAATCGTGCCAATGTGTGCCAACTTGCCACAATGCCAGAACACCCCTATATGGGTATCCAGAGGTATATATATATCATGTATCTATCTAGCAGCTATATAGTATCTATATCTAGTATCTATCTTGTATCTATATATCTAATAGACTGTTTATATATCTATATATTATATTCTTTAAAGATACCCTCTAAAATATACATCAATGGCATAACACACTACATAGGAGGATACTAGATACATACTCTTAGGTACAGGATATACTACGCAGTAGGATAGATACCACCTATATACACACCATGTTAGATATCTAGTGTGTATATAGCTGTTACCTTAGATGTACAGAGGATAGAGAGGGATATATACCCCTTGACCTCCTTATGGCATTATGGCATAATGGCAAAGTGTGGCAATGTTTGCCATAAATCCGTATCCCTTTCTACCTAAGAAAGAGAACGCACAATACAGATACAAGGAAACTATACAATGAGTAAGAATAGCGTAGATAAGAATATCCCAGCTACCATAGGTACAGGCGTAGTTGTAGAGGATGATATTATTATATCCATAGACCCCGCGATACATGGTTACTACCTGTATTATATCCTATGCGTAGAGAAGAGTGACAAAGGTAAGCTGTTAGCTGTAAGAGTAATGGGAGCGGGTGATATCTTAGACATGGCTCGCGAGTATACAGAAGCTACCTCTTATGTTATCTGGTACTCTCCAACAGCTATGGCGCTGCTCTCTCCTGTAGAGGAAACTACCACTACTACCCTGGCTAACATAGGCGCAAGCGTAGAGAGCGTAGGTGATAGCAATGAGTAGTATTAAATATAATCGTAGCCCCGCTGATCTTAGGTACAGTATGTCTATTCGGTATATGTATCTAGCAGCAGCTAAGAGACAAGATACCTTAGCTATGGATGTCTTATCTATAGAAATAGGTATGATGCTAGCTACCAGAGAGCGTTCTTCTAGTGCAGTATATCTAGGAAGGAGAAGCTAAGATGGCATATGATACAGATATACCTTATATCCCTACTCCAGTTACAGAGAGTATGTGGCAAGATGTACTTACCCACTGGGAAGCTATAGTAGCTGATGTACTAGGTGAAAGTATCGGAAGGATTAGTTGTGCTTTCTGTCAGGAGTATAATGAGTACCTTATTCCTTCTATATACGCATGTAAGGGCTGCCCTATCTACGCTCATACAGGTAAGAAGTTCTGTGATGCTACTCCTCATAGGATGGTATTTAACTATATAGTAAAGAACAGACCAAACGCAGCTACCGCAGGAGCTAAAAAAGAACTTGCTTTCCTAACTATGCTATATAACAAGTGGCAGAAAGAACAGAAGGAACAAGACAATGGCAGCTAACAGAGTCACTAAGTACCGTCCCTCTCTTACACTAGTACAGATGCAACATATCACTGCTATGTGTAAGATGGAGCAACCTATATCTAACCTATCTATGGAGGTAGTAGCTACTCTCTCTACCTACATAGCTAAGGCAGAGAACAATGCTGTATCACCCGCGTATGCTACCTCACCTAAGCAGTCATTAGAGCAGAGCTTAGGTATGGGCTCTCCTACATCTGGTACCTTTATGTTTCAAGGTGAGGTATACACAGATAAGGAAGAGTACTGGGCAGCATGTTATAAGGTATATGCTCTCAATCCTACCTCCCTGTCTCTTATAGAGATAGGAGCAGCTAAGGAACATATGTACCTAGAAGGTCTTATGTCTAATGTAGAGATAGCGGATTTTGAGAAAGAATCTTTTGGTTTAAAGTAACACGAAACTAGCAGGTATATCCTGCAAAGGAAACTAAGATGGTAACTACAGAAGAGTTTGATAAGATGGCTCGTAAGTATGCTGAGATTGTAACTAGGCAAGATGAACTCATAGTTGAGTTAAGGACAGCATTAGCTATAAGAAATAAGCAGATAGCTCTGTATAAAGAAATACTAGCTGCTTATGAGGATTCAGCAGAGGGAACTAAGCCATGAAAAAGAAAGTATGTGTAACAGTGTATGAGAACGCTAAGTATAAGGGTGTTAATTTCCTAAAGTTCCAAAGTAGTTATTATCCCTTTACTACTGATGGCCCTGATAGCCCTGAGCTAAAGGATATAGCAAGGAGCTTAGCAAGACACAGAAACTATACCCAAGCAGATGAACGAGCTATAGGTGAGCTAACCTACACAGGTAAGAAGTTCTACTTCAATAGGGAGCGTAGCTAATGGCTAGAGTAACCTGTGCTATCAGTGGTATACAGTTCTCCTGTGACCACTTACCTATAGTTCTTACAGAGAAGTGTGGTTACATACACCCCGTCTTTGCTATACCCAGGAAGAAACTCTATGGTATATATAGCAAGCACTGTAAGAATCATCTAACTCATACAGACAGCTATCTCCTGTTCCTAGCTCTCATACATTCTACAGGTCAGGTAGAGTGGGCAGCACCAGCTAGGCTAGACCCAGAAGATAAGCAGACAGTAGCTTTCATAGAGAATAATGTAGGTCAGCTACTGCGAGTGATAGAGCTAACAGATGCTATCCTAACCCCAGCTTTTAAGCAACCTAGCTTTGCAGTACGAGAGCATAGCGACCTGACTAAGCAACTCCCTAGCTGGATAGCAGCATGGAGAGATAACATAGCTAACTATGAGAGAGGTTATGCCTCAGATAGAGAGCGTGACTCACTTGTTAAGATAGAGAACAAACTATCCTACCTCATTAAGTCAGGTCTCGACCCTAAGTCTTATGCTAAGAATGTAGCAGAGTGGGCCTCTCGTACAGCTTGTTTCCCTGACGATGTAACAGATGAGTGGGAACGTATCATTCGCTCTTGCTTTAACTCAGAGAAAATGTTCTCTACTCCATTAGCTACTCTTAAAGAGATTAAAGCATACTGTGAGGAGAACATAGAAGCAGGGTCTATACACTTTCACGCATTGCAACGCAACCTAAGAGAAGGTATTGCACGACATACAGACTTCTTAGGTCTGTCTCCTGCACATCTAGGTTACACTCTCATGCCTATAGACTCTACTAAGAATGATGCAGAGTTAGAAAGTATCAAGGCAGCAGCACCTACCTCAGAACCAGTGGAGTCTGACTATCCATCTAAGGTAGCCTATCTGAGAGCGAAACTCAGGTACCGCGTAGCTAAGAGTGTAACAGCACAGAGCGTAACCCCTACAGAGGAAACTATCTAATGTACCCAGACGACTATACCCTAGCACCTCTTGCATCTATTGCAGCTCTTAAAAAGTATGGAGTACAGCGGTCTACCGCTCTATACTTTAGGAATAATTTCTGGGACATACCATTACGTTCCTTAGAACTGTTCTCTACCCGCTACCTTCTTAAATGGGAAGCAGCGCACGTAAGGCACCAGATAGAAGCAGGTACAATACAGCGTAAGGGAGTAACCTATCAGGTTATCTATTACCGCACTGACCCTGTAGCAGTTAAGAAACATACAGGTAAGGTACTGCTATCATTCAGAGCATTGGATGAAGTATATGGCGCATCCCCTGTAGTTCTTATAACGATTGCATAGAGGCTAGGGATATGAACGAAGATAACAAACTCTATGTACGGGTACACAGAACTTTTAACTGGTGGTATGTAGAAGCTACTCCTACAGGTAAGTGGAAAATAAAAAATGAGAATGAAGAAGTAACCTTATACATAGAGGTACTTATATCTAGCGTACAGACAGAGCAAGACATAGCTCCTATAATGGCCCATGAAAATAAGCTTGTCTTACGCATAGACCATAACAATGAATGTGGCACAGAAGAGGAAACTAAATCATGAGTAAGATAGATATGGCAGAGTTTCTAGCTAAGGCTAGAGCAGCTAAGAAGGAAGAAGGGGCAGAGAAGATAGAGGTAGAAGTTATAGGTAAGACTGTAGCTTCTCACTCTCATGCTGTTCCTAAGACTATGGTTCCTTCCTCCCTAACAGAGAGACTAGCAGCTATCAAGGCAGCTAGGGCAGCTCCCACTGATGTAACTAATCTGCTATTAGATCCTGATGCAGAAATTGTGCAGCGTGAGCATCACCTACCTGAGAAGAAAGAGACTCACATAGGTATAGATGGTAGCGTCATTACTTATAACGAGAAGCAGCAAGAGTACGTAGATCTAATGGCAGAGGGTAAGTCTTGCGTACTCATTGGTTCTGCTGGTTCTGGTAAGACTACCTGTACCCAAGGTGGAGTACAAGCTCTTATACAATCTGGTAGAATACCTGCTCTTAAGGCTGGAACACATGCTCACTTACAGGAAGCAGATGGAGCACCGGGTATCCTTATCGTAGCTTACACTCGTAGAGCTGTTAATAACATTCGTAAGGTACTGCCAGCTGACCTTAAGAACAACTGTATAACTATCCATAAGCTCTTAGAGTACGCACCTGAATACTATGAGATAGAAGACCCAGAGACAGGAACAATGCGTAAGACTATGCAGTTCGTTCCTACTCGTAATGTTACCAATCCCTTACCTAGTTCTATCCATACCATAATCGTAGAAGAAGCATCTATGGTATCCTTAGAATTACATGGACAAGTAACAGGCGCTCTCGCACATGATGTACAGTGGGTATTCATAGGTGACATACAACAGTTACCTCCTGTATTCGGTAGTGCTATCTTAGGTTACAAGATGCTAGAGCTACCTGTAATAGAGCTTACTGAGATATACAGACAAGCTCTTGAGTCCCCAATCATTCGCTTAGCTCAGCGTATCCTATCCGGTAAACCTATCCCAGCGGAAGAGTATCCAGACTGGAAAGAAGATGGTAAGCTAACTATCCACCCTTGGAAGAAGAAGCTACACCCTGATACAGCTCTCATGACATTAGCTGCATTCTTTATGGCAGCTATAGACAATGACAGCTACAGTCCTGATGAGGATATGATTCTTATACCTTATAATAAGTCCTGTGGTACAATCGAACTCAATAAGAACATAGCTAACCATCTATCTAAGAAGCGCGGTGTTCTTACCTATGAGGTAATGGCTGGATTTAATAAGCATTACTTCTCTGTAGGAGATAAAGTTCTCTATGATAAGGAGGATGCAGAGATTGTAGAGATTAAACCTAACCCAGCTTATACGGGAGCGAGAGTCCAACCCGAATCTAAAACGCTAGATTACTGGGGACATAATCCTAACATAGCCAATGAAGCATACACTGTAGATACAGAGATGGACGTAGACTTCCTGCTCATGGCTGTAGACTCAACAGAGGATAGAGTAACACAGTCCTCTCATACCATAGTTGTGAAGCTATTAGATACAGGAGTAACTGCTCCCATATCCAAGGCAGCTGAGGTTAATAACTTACTCCATGCCTATGCTCTTACAGTACACAAGTCACAGGGTTCTGAGTGGAGGAAAGTATTCCTAACCTTACACCAGTCTCATGCTACCATGTTACAGAGAGAGCTTCTCTACACGGCAGTAACCAGAGCAAGAGAAGAACTCTATGTTATCTGTGAGCCTGAGTCATTCACTAAAGGAATAAAATCTCAGAAGATTAAAGGTAATACCCTAGCTGAGAAGGCTGAGGTATTTAAAGGTAAGGTAGCTAATGCAGCCAGCGGGTTGCGAGGGAGAAAGTAATATGGGCTTTGCAATAAAAAAGAATAGTGAGACAGCTGATACAGAGCTATGGATTGACGGTATGCTCCATGCTAGCTGGGCTGAAATACTAATCCCTGAATCTTCACTTGGCATACTTAGCTCTATGTTAGAATACTCCTGTGAGCACGGTAAGACTAAGAAAGAGAAAGAGATTAGGAAAGCACTTGGAATACTACGATAACTAAGGAGAAAGTAACATGAATGAGCAAGACTTACCCAATTGGGTGATGGCTCTAATAGGTACGACTGTCAGTATAGTTGTTGTAGCTATCTTCTATCATCTAGTATCTATGGTAGAAGCTATTACTAAGGAGGAAAAGAAGAAAGCTAAGGGAGACTAAATTAATTCTTGACCTTCTCGCGCAATCTGGTATAGTGGTTGCGTGAGTTAGGAAAACTCCATTGAATATTTTATTTCTTTTAATACAACCTATAGGTAATAACGTTATGTCCGAAGAAAACAACACCGCCACCGAAGGCACCGAAGGTACAGACGCAGTAGCAACAGACCCTAAGCAGGTAGTTGTATCTGCCAAGAACCCTACCACTGAAGAGATGGCTGCTCTCCATGAAGCTATCGCTACTGGCTACGACTTCTCAGTCGATGTTAAGACTACGAAGTTTAACTTCAAGAAGCAGAAGGACAAAGACTCCGGTATCGAAACTGTCCGTGAGGCAGTAGAGCTGGCTCTCCCTTATCCTTCTATCGAAGGTATCGTAGCTATCGTAGAAGCTGGTGGTAAGCAGCTCGAACTTTTGTTTGAGTCTATGGCTGACATCATCAACGCTACAGCCCGTGACATTATCGCAGAAGATACCGGAGTTAACGCTTCTAACTTCCCCGTTGATAAGGTTAGCTGGCAAGCTATCTCTGACATGCCTAAGGCACAGCGTCGTGGCGGCGGTATCCCTAAGGAAACTTGGGATGAGTTTGCTGCTGACTACATCAAGGTTATGCCTGATGCTACCGGTAAGACTGAGGAGCAGGTTACTCGTGCCGCTGCTATCATGAAAGGTAAGCTCGGTTCTATCAAGACCAATGAGCCTGTCCTTAACCTTATCGTTGAGCAGCTGTCTGTCTACGCTGAGAACTCTGAGAACCTGGAAGAGTTTGCTGAGTGCGTTGAGTTCCTGCTCAAGAAAGCTGATACCTTCCTTAACATCTCACCTGAAGATCTGCTTGCTAACCTGTAATCCCACAGACGCAAGTAGCTAACCGGTATCTCCCTGTAATGGGGAGGTATCTTATAAAGAGAGCTTGACCGGTACCATCACTGCGTAGGTATTCCACGGTGCCTATGTTAATGCGATGTTGTCAGGCTCTCCCTATAAGATACTATACATACACACATATATAAGAGGATACATCATGCAGATTCACTTCATTACTCCGAAAGGAGATCACTGCGCAATAGGTACACACCTCCTTTTAAATAAGGGGCTTCTTCGTACCTACGTCCTCATCTATCCTAACTCTTGGATTACCTACCCCTAAATTCTATGCGACAGTATCAGCCTATCTGGGAACAGATAAGAACTCATAAGAAAGCTAAGTTAATAGCTCCCTCAGATAAGCACAGAAGAATCATTCAAGCAGTCCGTAAAGAGAAATGTAAGGACGAAGGCTTTAAACTTCTATGTGCAGAGGCAAGTAAGACTTTCAAACTGGTTGAGACTGTAGATGCAGAGAAAGGTATCATAGAATTCACATTGATAGATGTATCCGGTATATCTATTACTGATTTGTAAGAAGGAGGCAGCATGAGACGACTAATAATTTTAGCGATTAGTGCTACTCTAGCATTACCTCTATGCCCGCCACTGCCTATAGAAGAGTACAAGCCAACAGCTTATAAAGAAGCAACCGCTGTTCCCTGCGTACGGGAGAATAGTAATACGCCCACAGGGCTAAGGACTAACAGGGCAAGCCGCCCATTGCAGCTAGAGTATGGTTAGCTAAGAGCGTCAGGTCACGGCGACCAGTTGCTTATATAACTTAGATAGGGGAGGTTGCCCAGCGAGTAGTATGCCTCCTTCCCTATCACTTATAACCCATAGGTATTGTATCCAGTATCTATAGCTTATAACCCAAACAGGAGTACCATCATGGCACAACGTAAGCGTCCCACTTATAACAAAACTACCCGCCAGTCAGCGCGACGTTTCTTTACTACTGCAATGGCAGCTATTAACCCACGTACCTCAGATAGAGACAGTACATTTAGCTACATGCTTGAGTATGTTCGTAGTCGTCTTGCCTTTGGTAAGGGAGTAAACAAACATAAGCTCAATCTTCTGGAGCGGGTAGCTGCAGATAAAGAGTACCGTACCAAGCAAGCAGCTTACATTGCAGCTAATCCTAAGAAAGCTCGCTGCTACATTCCATCTGTTGCAGCATAGGAATAATCCAATGACTGACCAAGCGTTTGTTATCCGAGAGAAGTTAGCTCACCTGCAAGAGAACCTAGAAGCTAAGGTTCCTGGCATTGCTACCCTCCTACGTGACATCCACACTCAGCTTAAGAAAGACCCTGATGTAGTTACCATTCTTTCAGAGGATGAGTGTGCTATCTTAGTACGTGGGTTGAAAGCTCAGACTTCTACCGTGATAGCTACAGCTGCGCTTAAGAAGAAGCCTAAGAAAGCCCTGTCTAAAACTACACTGGCGGACTTGTAAGATGGATGCCGCTAGTAAGTTCCTATGGAAGGGTTACTCAGAGTCTATAGGTGCTACGTTATCTGTAGCTATTGCGCCTACAGAGGGAGACTACATGGTATTTGTATGTACCCTGTTCTGTGAGGATAAAGATATAGACTCCTTCATCTTAGAGGTAGAGATAGAGCACGCTAAGGAGCTACTAGCAGAGGCTAAGTTAGTAGAAGCCTTAGAGAATTCTTATATTCAAGCTACTACTGAGTATAAGAAGACTGCAAAGCATGTCCACTAAAGTTATTTCTCCTGCCCTGTTAGCTATCCGTGCTAAGATAGAAGCAGATAAGCAGAAGAAGGAAGCTGAGATAGCGGACAGAGTAATAGTCTCTGGAGATAGAACTCCTACCCCACTGTGGGTATTCCTCAGACTATGGGCAGTGTACCAAGACTACGGGTTCCATGGATTCTCCACTAACCTACAATTCATATGGAAACTTAAAGAGTATCTAGAACCTATTGAGTTTCCTGAGTACACTGAAGAAGAGTTATCTTATACTTATAGTTATGCTATGTTCCCAAGAGATATACATAACATAGCTATGCACTTAAGGTCTGGCTCCAAGTATGTAGGCTGTGACATAGAGGAAGTAAAGAAAGTTATATTCCTCTGCCTGTATAAAGAAGTTATCCCATTACTTTTTAAGGGAAAAGAATCATGAAATTTACTGAGGCGCTTGATGAGTATCTTGAGCTAAAGCAGATGGAGGAAACTGAGCATCCTGATTATATAGACGGCTATACTTGCAAGAATTACTATAAAGATTTGAATAAAGCTGCCGATAATCTAAACAGTTTTTTCAAAGATGTAGATGATATAACAAAGGAGCCATCAAGTGAGTAACACAAGCGATCCATTCTCTATGCTAGATGATATCCTCCTGACTGAGGAAGGTACTGCTCTTAATGAGGAGCTTTCTATGGAGGAAGACTTCTTTGGTACAGAGGATAGCGTAGCTAAGAAGGAAGTTATTATTCTTCCAGAAGGAGAGATTGACCCCCGTCTCAAGCTCCTATCTCATAGCTCTCGTACTAACTTACACAAGTGCCCACGTAAGTATCAGCTATACCGCTTATCTTCTACCACTGTCTCTATGACAGAAGAGAAAGAGATAGAGCAGGGAGTTACCTTTGCCTATGGTTCTGCTGTAGGTGTAGGCTTACAGTCTACTATGGAAGGTAAGACCGAAGACCAAATCATTATGGATACGTTCTTAGAATGGGACGTAGATCTATTAGATAACAATCCTCGCCAGAAGAAATCTTTCTGGGAAGCTCTCTTCGCAGTACAGAAGTTCATGAAGCTAAGAGCAGAGGAAGATTTCTTAGATGAGTATGAGCTGGTATACTATGACGGTAAGCCAGCGATAGAACTCTCTTTCCAGATACACCTACCTAATGGTTATCGCTACCGTGGTTATGTAGATGGAGTACTCAGGCATAAGGAGACAGGAGAGATTCTGGTTCTGGAAGCTAAGACTTCCTCAGGTACGGCTAATCCTACCATGTATAAGAACAGCGGTCAGGCTCTTGGGTATTCAGTTGTATTAGATATCCTCTTCCCTGAACTCTCTGCCTATAAGGTTCTCTACCTTGTATATGAGACACGCACCCATGAGTATGTGCAACTCTATTTTGAGAAGTCCTTACTACAGAGAGCACTATGGTTGCAGGAACTTCTCATTGATACACGGCACATAGAGCTGTATGAGGAGTTTGAAACCTATCCTATGCACGGAGAGAATTGCTTAGACTTCTTCCGTGACTGTGAGTACTTAGGTCTGTGTACCATGCAGACAGAGAACATGACTAAGCCTCTCACTCAGGAGATTCTAGATAAGATTGCAGATGATACCTATATGTTTGAGGTAGACTTCTTTGACCTTGTACAGAGTCAGATAGATAAGGGAGAGCTGTAGTGAGTAAGAAATTAGACTACACCAAGATAGGTGAAGAGGCTTATAAAGTTTACCGTGAGTCTCAGGCTTATGCCGGCCTATCAAGGAATATTAAACCGGAAGATGCTATAAAGTTATTCTTTCCTAATGTAGAGGAGAGTATGATGCAGGTATCTTCCCCGTTACCTAAGAATAGAAGAGATTGGATTACGGGCTGGAAGGCTGCAGCTAAAGAAGAGCTTAAAGAACTAAAGAGAGAGGAGTAACACCATGAGCGACACTAAACAGAATCCCCTAGATACAAAACTCGACCGCTTCTATGTACGTAAGATAGGAGCTATGACTGTAATCATAGACAGAGAAACTAATACTGTCTATCAGACTTCACGCAAAGATTCAACTGAGTTGTGTGCTTTACTTAACTCCATGAATCAGGTAGGGCTGTAATGGCTAAGCTATCCACCAAGCAGCATTCCCAGACTCATCGCTGTATTATCTATGGCGCACCTAAGACAGGTAAGACTCAACTAGCCGGTGAGCTTGCTGAGTTCTATGACCTCATCTGGGTAGATATGGAGAATGGGCATGAGACTCTGTTCAAGCTACCTCAAGAATGGCAAGAGCGCATCGAGCTTATCAACCTACCAGATACTCGTAGCTATCCTATTGCTATTGAGACTGCACTCAAGATGGTTAAGGGTAAGGTCTCTATCTGCGAGGAGCATGGTAAGGTAGGCTGTATGGCCTGTAAGAGAGAAGAGACCCAACTAAAGAAGGAAGATATACTGGATGCACATGAGCAACTGTTCGTTGATGTAGACCTTCCTAACATGGGACATGAGAAGGTAGTAGTCTTCGACTCTCTCACTCAGCTTACTAACTCTGCCATTGCTAACATTACTAAGAGCGAGCCAGATGATTACAAACTTACCTATGACGACTGGGGTAACTTAGGGAAGCTGCTCGACATCTTCCTATCCCATGTACAGCAGGCAGGTTACAATGTAATCGTTATCTCTCATGAGACTGAGGCAGAGACTGAGGGTAAGAAGAAGACTCTCGTACCTGTAGGAGGTACTCGTAACTTCTCCCGTAACGTAGCTAAGTACTTCGACCATGTTATCTATATGGAGCGTAAGAATAAGAAGCATGTGGCAGCAAGCTCTACCGGATATGCAACAAACATCTTGACAGGGAGTCGCACTGATGCTATGATGGAAGACCAAGATTCACCTTCCCTCCTACCTATCTTTAAGCCAGAGCTGTTCCCAGCAGCAGAGCAGGCAGGAGGTAAGGCAGAGCAGACAGGTGCAGGTAAGGCATCTAGCTTACTCAATAAGCTAAAGGCTGGAAAGAAGTAACTCACTCTAACAGTTAGGAGAAGCACTATGAAATCGTATGATTTTAGTTGGGCGTTGCTACATATTAAGGCAGGTAGTAAGGTAGCTCGTGAAGGCTGGAACGGAAAGGGCATGTTTATCTATTTGGTTCCTGGCTCTACCTTTCAGGTTAATCGTCCACCCCTTTTAGGTATCTATCCAGAAGGTACAACTATCAACTACCTATCTCACATTGATATGCGTACAGCTACAGGTCATTGTGTACCCTGGCTTGCATCTCAGACTGACATCCTAGCGGATGATTGGGAAGTTATAGAGTAAAGAATTCGTAAGAATCAGAGTAAACTGTAAATCAAACCTACCATAATGTAACATCTATCTAAAGGAAACATACCATGTCACAAATTGATCTTGATAACCTACTCGACGAAACCCTTGACGACATCGAAGACTTGCCTGAGTATAAGTCTTTCCCTAAAGGTTCCTATAAGCTCAGTGTAACCATGAGTGCTAAGGAAGTCAACGACAAGCCTGCTGTTGAGATGGAGATGAAGTGTCTGGAAGTTCTGGAACTGGCAGATGCAGATGCAGCAGCTCCAGCTGAGGGAGATACATCTTCTATCCTGTTCTTCCTGGATAACCCGTTCGGTAAGGGTAAGCTGAAGAAGGCTGCTACTCCTCTGGCAGAATCTCTCGGTGCCTCCAGCGTCCGTGAAATTGTTGAAGCCTGCCAAGGTATCGAGTGCGTAGCTGTACTCAAGCAGACTGTCAACAAGAAGGATGCTGACAGCCCTTATCAGGAGCTGGTAGAAATCGCTGTAGTCTAGGCGGTATAAGAGGCTAAGCTAATACAGTTAGTTCTTACTCTGGTAGGTACTGTTTGTGGTGATCAGTATCTATTGGAGAGTAGGAATTATAATAGAGAGATTATATAATGACAAAGCCTAGCACCTCCTTAGCTGCGCACATTAAGAATTTAAAAGCTAAGGATAAAGCTACACCTCAGAAAGCAAACGATGCACTCCTGTTCTGGGGCTGTGCTGCTGATAAGTCTTATCTTCCACAGCTTAAAGGTTGTGTAGGTGCTGCTACAGTATTCATAAGACTTGAGGAAGTATCTACTCTTACTCAGCTTAAGATGTACTGTCACCAGAAAGGTATCACCCGTGTCATATCCTCCTCAGTCTCCCTTCTTCATAAGCTGGTACAGTTAGAAGGAAGAAAGAAACCTTCCCTATCTAATTATGCAGGCTCTCACTTCTATGTATCTCCCATAAAAGAAGATGGGGATGAGATAGAGGTAGTAATAATCCCTCCCCTCAAGCAGATAGTAACTGTCTCCTATGGTAAGTTCATTACCAAGCGCCTCATAACTAAACTAACACAGCCTTCTAAGTGGTTCGTAGCTCCTGACTTTACTTGGGCTATGCTTACACCTTCTAATGTAGAAGATTATTTCTGGGAATTCTCCAGAGAAGAGTGCTTCCTTATTGCAGTAGATATAGAAACCTTTAGAGAAAATGCAGCTATACGTTGCATATCCTATACTGGATTCTTCTATGATGCTAATGAGCCTAGTGGCCTGCACTCAGAGACAGTGGTGCTGCCTTTAGATTCTACATATAACCTAGCAGTAATGCGCCGCTTTAACTGGGAGCTTAAAGCCCCGAAGGTATTACAGAATGGGAAGTATGATGCAGCTTACCTTGCTCGCTACTCTGCGCCTATGTATAATTATCTTTACGATACTGCTAATATGTTTCATGCTTGGCTTACTGAGCTTCCGAAAGATCTTGGCTTCCTCAATGCGTTCTTTATCAGAGAAGCTACCTACTGGAAAGACCTTGCTGAGACCAATGATCTCCATGAGTATTATAGGTATAATGCTCTGGATACTTGGGGCACTGGCTGCGCACTACTAGCAATGCTGATAGAGATGCCAGACTGGGCAACGAATAACTACCTGATGGAATTCCCTCTTGTATTTCCTTGTCACCTATCAGAGATGACAGGCATAGAGAGAGATATGACTACGCTTGCTGCTGCTAAGGCTACACAAGACGCTATCATAGCAGAGCATTCAGCTTCCCTAGATAAGATACTAGGAGTTAAGAACTTTAATGTTAATTCTGGCCCTCAGATGAAAGCTCTATTCACAATTATAGGTTGTGGCGACTTTAAGTCTAGGGACGAGAAGCATATTAAGAAAGCTATGTTCCGCCACCCACTTAACACTCGTATCTTAGGTCATGTACTTAAGGTACGTAAAGCTAGGAAGCTGGTATCCACTTACATAACTCCAGGTAAGGAGTTCCATCGTTTAGATGGTACAGGTAATAGAATCTTATACGCACTCAATCCACATGGTACAGATAGCGGACGCTTAGCTTCTAGAGAGCATCACTTCTGGTGTGGCTTACAGGTACAGAACATTCCCCGTGGCCCTGCTGTTAAGCAGACTCTCATGGCAGACCCAGGGTTTGAACTGAGAGAAGTAGATCTAGCCCAGGCTGAGTCCAGAGATACAGGTTACATATCAGGAGACGAAACTCTCATACATAATGTAGAGTACTCCCCTGACTTCCACTCAGCTAATGCTTCAGCTTTCTTTGGCGTACCCTTTGAAGAGATCTATGATGCAGAGCTTAAGAAGGTAATAGACAAAGCCCTACGTCAGCTAGCTAAGCCAGTGAACCATGGAGCTAACTACAACATGGGAGCCTATGTTCTCATTGATACTATGGGCGAAGAGAATATCATTAAGGCTAAGAAGCTACTAGGCTTGCCCCGCTTCTGGACTATGATTCAGGTAGCTGAGTATCTATTAGAATCTTTCCATAAGACCTACCCAGATATTAAGGAAGTGTTCTACAAGGGAGTAGTTAATGAGATACTTACTACAGGTAAGCTAGTATCTACTGCCTTGCATAATGTAAGCTCTCAGGAAGTATATGCAGAACTCTGGGAAGAAGGACATCGCTCTTGGATTCGCCAGTGCTTCGGCCATCCAGACAAGAACAAGCAGCATCTAAATACATACATATCACACCCACCTCAATCTCTAAATGCAATGACTCTGAATATATCTTACATGCGAGTATTCTTTGAGATAGCTATGCACCCAGAACATTCTCAGAACTTCAAACTATGCGCACAGATTCATGACAGTATCTTATTCCAGAATAGAATAGGGCATGACTACCTAGGTAAGATGGTAGCAGATTTAATGGAGATCCCTGTTACAGTGAGAGGTTATGATGGGGAGATAAGAACATTTACCGTTCCGGCTGATGCTGCTATAGGTGGCAAGTATTGGAGCGACATTAAGGGTTAACCCATGACAGAACATAATGAAGAGGACTTCTTCTCTCTGTATCTAAAGTATACATCGCAGAATGAGTGCCCTACTTTCTTTCATAGATGGACAGCTATAACCTCCCTAGGTGCCTATCTAGGTAGGAACATTTACTTCCCTTTCGGACATGACCAGTTGCATCCTAATATGTATGTGATGCTAATAGGTAGTCCTGGAACTAAGAAGTCTAGCGCCATCAAGATGGGAGCTAAGCTGCTCAAGCAAGCAGGGTACACTACCTTTGCTGCTAAGAAGACCAGACAGGAGAAGTTCCTCATGGACTTAGCTGAGCAGAGCGAAGAGTTCGATTCTGCTGATGATATGATGGACGCTAATCTATGGGGAGACGACCTAGAATCTAAGGCCCCTGCTGAATGCTTCGTAGCAGCAGACGAATTTAATAACTTCATAGGAGTAGGTAACTTAGACTTCATGTCTATCCTTGGAGAGCTATGGGACTATGACGGAGTATATGACTACAAGCTCAAGAACTCTAAGAGCGTACATATCCCTGACCCCACCATTAGCATACTAGGAGGTAACACTCCTACCAATCTTAACTCTTGCTTTCCTTCAGAAGCTATAGGACAAGGGTTCTTCTCTCGGTTACTCTTTATATACGGAGAGCCTAGTGGAGTTAAGTTTACTTTCCCTCCTCCTCCAGATGAGGAACTTAAACTCAAACTCATAGAGAAGCTACACCATATCAAGCAGGCAATGGTAGGTGAGATTACTATGGATGATGAGTCTATAGCATTACTAGATGAGATATACCACAAGTGGGAAGGCTTGGATGATGTTAGATTCGAGCACTATGCTAACCGTAGACTCACTCACCTCATTAAGCTATGCCTTGTTGTCGTAGCTAGCAGAGTATCTAAGTTGATAACAAGAGCAGATGTTATCTATGCCAATACTCTCCTCACCTTTACCGAGCAGCTCATGCCTAAAGCTCTAGGTGAATTCGGTAAGGCTAAGAACTCAGATGTAGCTCATAAGATTATGCAGCTACTAGATGCAACTGATACGCCTATCCCCCTGCAAGCTATATGGAAGCACGTACATAATGACTTGGATAGAAGAGAGCAGCTAATAGAACTGATAGGGAATTTACAACTGGCAGAAAAGATACAGTCGCTTGAAGCTGGATTCTTACCAAGGAAGCAAGTAAGAGAGAAAGGAGTTGAAGGAGCAGTAGACTGGAGCCTATTAACAAAAGCAGAGAGAGACTTATTATGAGCACTAAGAAAGAATGGACACCGCAGGATATACGGGACAGGGTGACAGATATCTTGAGAGCTGCAGGTAGAAGTCTGACTCACAATGATATACATACTAAGATGACTACTTGCCCGAAGCAGCGGATTAAAACTCAGATAGACTACTTGATATTTAAAGATAAAATTATCAAGAGAGGAGATCGAATAGCTGTAAGTTATAGTCTAGCTAATACTGCTGCTATGAGTAACAGTATCAAAGAACTGTGGCCTGCCTCTACCTCTGCTAACTCTTTAGAGGCTGAGCATTGTAAGGGGAACGAAGTATGGGCATGATTGCAATATTATGTGGAGGCTACGTAGAAGTAGCTATTATTTTAATCGAATGTAAAGGATGTATATAACATGAGTGATATGATGCAAACGAATGAGTACAAGGTCTGGAATACAGGAGATACGCAAGATGACTAAGAGACTGGTAAGTCTAGCCGTAGCTGCTGCTCTAGTTGGCTGCTCTAGTGAGAACTATACTGCTAAAGCTGAGAAGATAATAAATAAGTGCCCGAAGGGGTCTATCGTAACTATCCAATTAGCTGTTAGTAAATTAACTGGAGAGACAGCAACTGTAAGTTGTGCTCTCATAAAGGGAGGAGATTCAAAGTGAATACGAAAGAGCATTTACTGGCCTGCTTATCCGAAGAGTCAGGCGAAGTAACACAGGCTGCAGGTAAGTGCCTTCGTTTTGGCCTGTATGATTGCCCTCCTGACACTACGCTATTACCTAATAACGAATACCTTGCCAAGGAGATAAATGATTTATTGGCTGTAGTAGAGCTGATAAATGAAACTTATGACTATTCTCTAGCTAGAGTAGGAGCCAGGTCAGATATAGAAGAGAAGAAAGCTAAACTTATAGATAAGTGGATGCCTTATGCTAAAGAAGTAGGAGCACTACAAGATGCCTAAGTTCGTAAAGCGAGAGATGTTCTCAGATGCACGTATTGCATTGCATCAAGAGATTCGTAACCACCCCGAACTTATTGAGAGATTAAACAATCATCCAGTAGATGAGTTCGAGGTACGTATGGCAGAGATTTGTTCCTATTGTGAAGTTGTACTACACGGAGATTATCTCCCTAGCGACTTCGATAACATAGCAGATATCTGTGTTAAGAAGCTGGTAGCGAAACGTACCCCACTTATATTCCCAACCTAAGAAGGAGATACATCATGGCAATTACCACAGGCAGAGAAAAGTATATACGTAAATTAGTAGCAACAGGAGAGACTCTTATACCTGTTAATAGTAAGGCAGAGGCTAACTTTGTTTTAGCTTTAAAGGTAGATGCAAGTTTAACTCTCGGCCCTGAAACAGCAGAGCAGTTCCTATCCAATGCTCAATCAGTAATGCAGCAGCGAGGAGAAACCTACGACTCTCTGAATGGCGAGCGTAGCATGGGTAACACCGTTGCTGCGTTCAATGCCATCACTGGACATGAGCTAACTGAATCTGATGGCTGGCTCTTCATGGAAACTCTGAAGAATGTACGCCAGTACCAGACAGGTAACTACCACGCTGATAGCGCAGAAGACGGAGTTGCTTACTCTGCCCTGAAAGCTGAGGCCCAAGCAAGAGGAGACTGACATGGCATTCGATCCTAAAGGTAATGAGAGAGTAGTAGTTACTGGCATCTTTAAACACGGTACAGACAAAGCTACTCTTATGTTCTTTGAAGATGTAGGAGAGGCATGGCTTCCTAACTCTCAGTTCAATCCACCTTCTGTAGAAGTAGAGAAAGATAAGTGGGCTATGTTTATTCCACGCTGGCTCGCTGACGCTAAAGGTATGAACTACGAAGAGTACGACCCAGAAGATTGGGAGTCTGAGGTACAGGAAGGAGTAAGTGCTGAACCTGAATCCCCTGTATCTCCCTTTGATGATGAGCCACCGGTATACTGAATAAGGAGAAGTAACATGGCAGAGGCAAAGCTACAAAGAATCACTATTGTAACCCTAGTACTTAATGTAGAGGAGGCTTTATACTTAAAGAGTATAACTCAGAACCCTACCCATAAAGCAGAGGGTGATAGGGAAGCATTTGTGAGAGAAGCTATCTTTGAGGTTATCCCTTCCTCTCTGAACTGGTAATCCGCTCATAAAAAAGACCCCTACCAGAGGAACCTAGTAGAGGTCAAGCCGCACCGAAACTTTTAACTTACAGCCCGCACCTATTTCTAGGTAGCGGGTTTTCTTTTGCCTTCTACTCCTGGAAGTCTCTTAACTCATAACCTCCCATTAGTTTCTGTAAAGTCTTAGCATAAGGTCTATCCAGATTACTCATCAAGTCATTGACCTGAGAAGTATTGGAAGTCTTATACAACTGAGTCACCCACTTATTGAACTCAGTCTGGTCTCCACCTAAGCCTACATAACTCTCCATGAACGTATCCATCTGCTCAGGACTAGGAGAGTTACCAGCAATCAGAGTAGACTTGATAGCTTCTCCTAAGTCAGACTTCCTTCTGGTATCTACTGCACCATAGGCTCGCATTCTAAATGCAGCATCTACAGCAACAGCTTCTCCAAGAGGCTTACCGCCTACCATCCTAGCAAGGTTAGCAAGAGATACAAGATCATTACTCGCTACTACATTACCCTGATGAGTGGTAGAATAGGAGGAATGATTCGGGTTATCCATACCCTGTAAGGTCTGAGCTAATCCAGCCAGAGGTCTGCTAAGTCCGTTATGCTCTAAGCCCTGTAGCAGAGTCTGAGATACATCACCGCCACCAGCCAGCTGCTTAGCTGTAGCAAACAAGTTACCCAGGAACTTACTATAGGCACCAACGATAGGGATATCAGCTGGGTTAGTAGGAACAATAGTAACATGACGAGGATTGATATCACCACGAGTATAGAGATTAATCTTAGCATCAGGATGTAGCAGCATATTAGAAGCTACCCCGTACATTAGCCAGTCCCCAGCTTCCTTACCGAACGTACCGTAGATAGTATCATAGGCATCTCTGTGTTCCTGATTACCAGAAGCAGTACCAATGAGATGAGTATTGATAGCATTGAAAGCAGGCATACCGTTCATTCCGTAGATAGTACCTTGCAATCCTAGCAATGTCATATAGTCCTTACTCTTACCCTCACCTACATGGCGCAGTAGTTGCTGCATCAGATTGAACTGGTAAGTTTGGAACAAACCAATAGCCTGACCTACGGGCCCTTGGAACAACATAGGACGCTGAGATGCTAGGTAGTTACCCTGAGTACGATTAACAAAAGTATTAATATAACTCAGTGCAGTCTTGTTATCCATGATGCCATGCTTAACTGCAACATCAGTAATCTGCTTCATTACATCAGCAGCTATGAAGCGGTTGAATTCCTCAGCAAGTCTGTTACCTGTCCAGCGTTCACCAGTGTCAGCAGCAGTCTTTAGCTTACCTTGCACAGCAGTAATCTTACTGCCTAGATCTTTTACGCTCTCTCTGCCCGTGAGGGTAAGCTCATCTAGTACCCAGCGATACTGCTCAGAGATAGAGGAGATGAAACGATTCTCCCTATAGAACTGCATGTCAGGAGTATCTCTACCGAATCGCTTAATCGAATTGGCAATAAGTTTCTGAGGAGACTGCATCATAGCCTCTTGTCCAGGAACTTTAATCTTCATCAGCTGTGCTAACTCACCAGCAGCATTAGCGTCACCTCGTTCAATAGCACGTATGACAGAGCGAGTCTCAGCACCAAGAAGTACTTGAGCACCTACTGTATTGTTCACAGCATTTAGCGTATCCAAGCGCAGCATCACAGTAGCGAGCAGTGCGTTAGACTTCTGAATGAAGCTGGTAAGTACAGCCTTAGGAGCAGTATGATTAGCAAGGAGTTCCATATCCTCAGTATAAGTTGCTCCCTTGTAACCATACTTATCAAGGATGCGATTAACCTCAATGAGGTCTTCAGGATTCTTAGCTCCTTCAGCTGCCTTAGTAACATCCTTAAACATCTGAGATACCTTACCTTCTAGAGACCTATTAGCAGAAGTCCAGAAAGGATAGTCAGCATAGTTACGAACACCAAGAGCAGTCCTTACATAATCCATATAAGGGTTCTCAACTACCTCATCAGCGTGCTTAAGATTAGAGAGACTACCAGTCTTAGATGTAGCCAGATTGGTATAGGTCTTTCCTAGATTCTTAAGCTCTGAGAATATGTTCTCGTACTGAGCAGATACAGACTCCATCACCAAGTTACTAGCACGATCTGAGTGCCAGCTAAGCATCTCATTGACAATCTTCTGAGGATCTGTAGCTACATAGTAAGGCTGACTTACGCCTTTACGCTTCAGAGCAGAGTCAAGGAAGTTATCATGCAGAGTCTTATCATAGTCAAACTGACCTATAGATTTCCAGTAAGCCTCAGCTTCACCCTTAGTACGAATCTCCAAGCCCTTCTGACCATCCAGATTGGATATCATATCATCTAACTCTTTCTGAGTATTAGCATAGATGGTTTTGGTGTGCCCCGTACCGGTAAGAGAGCTATCAGTTACAGTAGCAAAGTAAGGGAAGTCTCTGGGATTCACAGGCATAGGATAGAAAGCATCTGCATCTACGTGATGCTCTACTCCCTGCGCATTACGAATGATACGCTGCTTATTCCTAAGAGCTGCATTAGTTTCAATATGAATCTTAGCCAGCTCTCTTACCTCAGCATTGACTAGCGGAATCTCAAGAGGAGCGTCCTTGGTTTTAGGTACCCAAGGCTTAGGCTTCTTGCCTGCTGCTACCAGCTCATTATATCTCTTAAGGTTAGAAGGCATAAGAGCATCACCAGCTGCATTAAAGGTGTAGCTATCCTCAATACCCCGCAAGCGATTATTAAGTACGCTCCACTCAATAGATGCTTCTTTGCTCTGAGACAGCTTATACAAAGGAGCATTGAGAAGTTCTGAGGTAGCAGACCTTGCCTTATCTTTCAGACCAGATACGATGTTACCTATGAACTCTACCTTAGATGCAAGGGAACCATAGTTACCAGAGGCAGCAGCAGCAAGACCTGCACCCGCGCCTAGTCTGTTAGCATTAACTACATCAGTCATGCTAAGAGGTATGAGCTTCTCATAGTCCGCACCTAGCACACTAGCATTAGCACGATAGATACCCTCCATGTACTCATGCGCTCTCTGCTGAATCATAGCCATACCTTTAAGAAGGTTCCCATCCAGATCTTTTACAGGAGTAGTATCGGTAACCATCTTACTATGTTGCGGGGTATGATACAGATCTACCAGAGGAGCATCATCTTTAAGGATCTTACTGCCCTTAAGCAGCTTAGTATACTCTTCTGCATAGGATTCCATAGCTAAGATATCTCTGGCAGCATCAGAAGATACTTCACCAGAGAGGTATGAGTTACGTACATTCAGCATAGAAGCTAACTCTTCCTGAGTCTCTTTAGTTCCTCGCTCAAGCAGCTCATTAGCAAGGCGCTCCTTAGTCTCAGTAAGAGTAGCCAGCATATCCTGCTTATTTATAAAGGTGACTTCATCCCCTGCATCATCTATGAATTTAAAGGTAGGAGAGAATTCTGTATAAGCCTTCTCCATAAGAGGCAGGTCATTCAGGCTTACTACCTGACCCTCAGGGAACGCAGGTTGCGCTCTTGCCCAGATACGACGAGCATCTGCTTCCATCACAGTAGCATCTTTACTACTCCAGCTATCTGCCTTATCCTTAGTAGACTTACGGAACTTAAAGTCCTTAGCTCCTGCGCGTACTCCCCAAGGAGTTACCTTAAGAGTCTCCTTAGCTTTAAGGGTATCTATCAGATGCAGAGCAGTAGGAACTTCGGTAGTAATATTACCTGCATCATCGCCATAGTGCCGGGTATAGGTAACAGAGGTATTAAGATAAGTAGCTTCTTGCTCTGGAGTAACTTTCTCTGGGGTCTTCTTAACCTTGTGCGCAGCTTGCTGGTATACTTTCTCAGCAGTGCTGATATCTGCAAGACGGGTATTAGAGACAGAGCCAGTATAGTTATCTAAGACTTTCTTAGCTCCACCTAACTTAGCTTGCTGGAACATAACCTCAGCGAGTTCTTGGTCTCCGCCCGTAAGCTCAGCAAACTTCTTCCTAGAGAGCACCATCAATTCCTCTCTGGTCTTCTCTCCTTGTCGGGTAAGATAGTTAACTCGGTCAGTACCAAAGTCCTTAGGTACAACTGGCATATTAGCATGCTGCTCAAAGTAGTTAACGATGTCATCAGCAGGACTACCACCTGAGATTTCATTAATTAACTTCCAAGGCATAGCCTGAGCATCAGCTGTTTTAAGTGCGCCCTTAACTTTATACGCAGCACGAGTAGCATCTACTACCCCGCCAATAGCTCCGAATACAACACCGCCGAATGCGATATTAGATATGAGATCACCTAAGTCTTGCTGAGCTAACACAGGAGAGTCGAACATAGTTACAGCCACTGCAGTCTCAAACGCAGTAGCCTCTAGAATGTTCTGACCAAAGCCAGCGCCCATAGCTTTAACTAGGTTACGCTCTCTCAGGCGGAAAGGATTATCTGAATTGATAACTTCTTTCACAGCTTTCTTTACCAGACTATCTCGCTGAGGAGTCAGGAGCTTAAGACCGCTACGCATATTAGGCCCAAAGCGACCAGATTGAATAGCAGTGCTTAGAGCCTTCTGACCTGCGTTAAGCATCTTAATACCACCAAAGCCAGGAACCAGAGAGGAGGCAATGAAGCCTAGAGTATCTACCCCCTCATGGTGCTCTTCGTAGTACTTAGCCAAGTCACCATCTAAGGCTTGCATAACATCAGCAGTAGCAGAGATATCAAAGTCACCTCCTAAAGCATTACCAATACTCGGGGCGATGTTATATATCTGATTGACTCCAGATACAATAGAAGCAGTGATGAATGTAGGAATGTTAGTGATGGTCTCCATAAGAGAATCATCGTATCCCTGATTTCCATTAGCTATACTGTGAGTATCAGCTGCACGGAAATAGGACGGGGCATTAAACGAACTACCGTCATCTTGATAGTCATAGGGAGATTGGTCACTATATTGAAATCTTGTAAATACAGGCACGGTACTACTCCTTATTAGTATAAGTTAACGTTCTCAGTCTTAAGTCGCACACTGCGCTTAATGGCGTAGCTCATCAGAGAAGAGTAGTCCATGAAGTTTACTACCTCACTCTCTTCTCCACGAACCATCCCGACAAAGCCTACCTTCTCAGGAGGCCGTCCGCCAGCTGCTCTCTTTAAAGCAACATCTGCAGCAGCTTCCTCTGAGGTCTTAAAGAACTCAGGTAAGAATTCATCCACAGCTCTAGAAGAAAGGGGAGCTAACAGTAGAGGTCTGGAAGAAATTCTTACATTATAAGAATCCTGCCAAGGTAGAGCGAAGTTACCATAGTTCTCTATTGAGTTATTAAGATGAGCAGCAGTTTCAAAGATAGTAACCATATCACTCATTGCTTCTTCAATAGTAATGTCATCTCTATCTATAGCAGCGGTAATAGCAGTATCCAGAAGGAACTGTTCATTAGTTTCTTGCAGGTTCATATCTTTATATACTAGCTGATGTAGTTTAGTTTCAACTACAGCAGGTGCATTCTGCAAAGTTACATAGGAAGGAGCAGAGTAGAAAGAACGTCCACCTGCTGGCATCTCTTTTCTTTGCTTCTCTATCTCAGTTTCGATAGCTGTGTCTAGCTCTGTAACATATTCTTCCTCAGACATCTTTTCTATCTTAACGCCTTGAGCTTGCAGAGCTGCATTAACACCATTAGCAAGGGCTGTAAGATTAGTATTAACCTTATTATCTGTTGCAAGGATATTACTTTCTGATTTGGTTGCTACAATAAGAGCCTGCCCAGGACTTGGAGCCATAGGGAGGACTTCTTCAGAGCCCGTAGCTAACTCCTGCTGCAATCTTTCATTGCTATTCTCAATCTTAATCCCTGCGTTATAATCGTCCTGTATACCCTTCCAAGCGTCTCCCTTAACAGAGGCAGAGTCTCTTGTTTGTTGCCACTCTAAAGGCTCTTCACCTGCAGGGATTCGCTTAGCATTAGCAGTCTTAGTAATAGATTTCCACTGAGCTTCTTCGTTAGCCCGGCCTCTATCAGCTGCCTTAAGTGACAGGCGCTGATTCTCTTCTCTACGCAAAGCTACTACAGAAGTAATAGCTTCCCGTCGCATATCAAATGCACCTTTAACAGCCTTAGTGCGAATACCCAAGGTCTTAGCTTTATGTTGCAAGCGGGCGAGTTCGATATCAGCTTCTTGCTTAGTACGGAAAGCCTCAAGAGTCTCATCAGTACGAATCTCTTCAACCAGTTTAAGGGTTTTATTGGCGTCACTAAGAGTCTCACGAACTTGGTCAATTCTATCAGCATTATCTGCTACAGCCTTATTAGCCTGACGACGTTGCTTAGCTTTAAGTTGCTGGGTAAAGATAGAGCCGATGTAATTCATTACTCCATCTTCAGGAGTAAGGGCTAGGTTAGCTTGCTCTTCCTCGCTTGCAGCCTGCGCCCCTCTAGTAAGTTCTCCTTGCTGCTTAGCCAAGTCATAGAGAATTTGCTCTCCTCCTACATGGTCAAAGAACTGACGAGTTTCCTGTAAGGTCTCTAACTTGGCCTTCTCTGCTTGCAAGTCAATACCTGCCTGACTACGCAGGGAGAGTTGCTGCTGTGGGCCGGCCTCTTCACTTATCTTAGTGAGGTCTTCACCTAATTTAAGAGAGGAAGCAATAGCTGCATCTTGGGCAGTAAGCAGCCCAGAGAGAATACTCTCAGTATCCTCAGATCCTACAACTGTACCAGACGTAGTAACAGTACCTCTGATAGAAGCACCAGTAGTAGCCCCAGCTACAGGGGTAGTAGGCTTAGGTACACTCACTGCCAGTTCTAGCATATCATCAACTAAACTGCTCATAACATAGCTCTCCTATTAGTCCTGAGACTCAGTGCCGATATCTTTACTGACCACATCAGCAATAAGATCACCGATACCTTCTACATCAGCTAACAGACTAGCCATACTATCAGTGACTTCATCTTCAGTAACTTTCTTAGTAGACTTCTCGGTAGTGGCAGTAACCTGCTTACCAGTCAACTTAGCGATCTCGCCGGTTAGCTTAGATACCAAATCACCAGAGGCTTGAGCAGCAACAGAAGTATCAAAGATGCCAGAGATATTCTCCTGAGACAGGATGTCAGCAATACCTCCATCTGCCTGACCTAAGATATCTTTCATGATCTTATCAATGGCTTCTTCCTCAAGGACAAGCTGATCTACTACTAGCTTCTCGCCTTCTCCTTTTGTTTTGGTGATAGCAGAGCTAGACTCGCTTCCTGCTCCTGCTGTAAGATAAGCGCCTGCCCCTGCAGCTAATGCTGTACCTACAGAAGTTGTACCTGCATACGTTGCTAAACCTACACCTACTGCTGCGAGAGACATAACTCTTCTCCTTCATTTAATCCTAGTGATTTACAGTATTCATCATACTCAATATGATCTTTAACTGTAAGAAAGTCTTCGATTGTATTCACATCTGTTTCATCGGTTCCAAAGATAGCAGTCCATATCACATCAGTATGTGTGTATAGAGCGACCTTAGAGCCAGGTATAAACTCTGCAGTATAGGGAGCTTTAACTCGCTGCGACCCGTACTCAGTTGTAAAGGAAACTTCACCTTGTAAGATCATACAAAGGCGGGGGAACTTATGTAACTTAGATACCATCACAGTACCAGCAGGAATGAAAAGCTCTCTAGCATATACTCCTGGAATGAAGTAATGCTTGAGAGTTCCCATTTCTTTCTCTACTTGCTTTGTATCTATAAGCTCTTCCAGTGAGTCCTGCAGTGCGTAGATTCTCTCTCTAGTAACCTTACGCTTAGCCAACTCATGAGGAGCTACAGGATCTATAAGTCCACTATTGACCTCAGTATGTATAGCTGGAATCAGAGCGATGGCATCTTTTTCGGTGCTCATGGTTTAGTCCTTATCTAATTATACTCACAAGAATAACAGGTATTCCCTTACCTGTAAACTAGGGAATCTATTATACAGGATTAGCTTTTAGGTACCCTATATAACCTCCCGTAACAAAGGTATCATCTGTGGTAGTAACTTGTAATGCTACGATCTGACCTTCACCTACAGGAAAAGGAGTAGATAAGGTAATTGATTCTGGAGCATCTATAAGAGCTATACCAAGATGAGGGATAAGAATACCCGCCTCAGTATAATCGTGAGTATCTACACCAGTAGTAGCAACTTCTACAAAAGCCTCTGCCTTATTAGCAATACTACTGGCACTAGCAAAGACAGATTCTATCATGAGAGTGAAACCTGCAGGAACTCTACGAACAGAAGAAGTGCAGCGTACCTGACCTGCAGGAATAACACTATAAGTAGTACCGCTATGTATTGCAGTTATAGTACCTGCTGCTTTCTTACCTGAGCCTGCAGTCCCAATATGCATACACTGCATAGCTCTGATATTGGTGGCATTACTTGTCACATTTGCGACCCCACTAAGAGAGATCTCCTCATGCTGCCTATCTAGATTCGCATCTAAGTAGTGTATGTGCAGAGTATTAATACCAGTACCGCCGACTGTATCTGCAGCGTTGTTGCTAGCAAAAGTCATCTGAACTCCTGCGGCAGGTAATATAAGCAAGTCAGCGCCTAGTATTAGCGGATGAATTACTTGATTAGATACAGCTGTAACAGTTTGAACCTTACCGTAGGCAGGGACTCTAAGCCTAACGTCTAGATTAGATACAACTACCGCTTGCTTATCAGCTGTCTTAGGTACTGCAAAGTGAGTCATAATATATCCTATTAAATAATATGCCAGTTAGTGCCATCACTGCGTACAGTCATGGAGTCTTCTTTCTGCAAACCTATACCATCAGAGTAACCATCTATAGTCTCTACTCCATCACCTACCACTGTGGTAGCATAGGTATCATCTATGCACTTGACCGTATACTTATAGCCTGGATTATCTGCAGCAGGAGGGAGAGTGATAATGATATCTGCAGTATTAGCAGCTACGATGATAGTACCATCAGTAGGTAGTACTGTGTAACTTGCATTAACTAAGAGAACTGTTCTCTGTTTCAGTACATAAGGTAAAGCAGACTCACTACCAGCTGTATGGGTAGCAAGTATCTCCAGCGCATTATGAATATCTAACAGTGCCTGATGTACTTCTGGGTCTTGTACGTTCGGGCCACTTCCCAGCTGTAAGTCTATAAGAGACTCGTAGTTAGCTAATGTACTTGGGGTAGCCATATCATCTCCTACCTGCAAGTATGTAAATCATCACTACAGATACAAGATTAAAGTTCCCTTGTAACAGTAGTGCATGATTAACAGCAGTATTACGAAATACATAGTTTCTAATATTAGTGTCAGCATAGGCTTCTATACCTATGACATCTCTGGTATTCTTACCATCAAGTGAAGCGCGAGAAGTAATAGAGAAGTTAGCGCCGTCGGGTACATTCTCTACCTCAGTCTCCAGTAAGGTAATAGTTCTACCTCTGGTATACTGCAGCTTACCTAGAATAACTACGCCATCCTCAGCCCCAGCTACAGAGAAATCTAACACTTTAACTTCTCCGTGAGATAGGAGAAAGGCTATAGACTCCTTAGCTACTTCAGCCTGCTCTCCGATGTATTCGAAGCAGTCAGTATGAGTTATCTTTAACTTCCCTATACGGCCAAGAGCTATATCATAGATGAAGGCATGAGTGAACTCAGTAACTCCATAGCTAATAATAAGGTAACGAGATGCTACGAATTTAATCTTCTTCTTAAGAGAAGCTACATTCACAGTAGTGAGTAGGCCAGTAGTCTCATCAAAATCTTCGAACCTCTTACCTGCTAAAAAGTCAGTAACCTCAGGAAGGATAGCCTCTGCCTTAGTAGTAGTTACAACCTGCAACCCAGCCTTAGAGTATATGAATTGAGATGCAGAGTTATTCTCATATGCTACAAAGTCCAGAGAGATACCTCCCTTAGACTCTGCAATCTCTCTCAATTTAAACGGATAGAAAGCATTACCTGTATAAGTAACTCCTACAGCATTAGCGTCAGAATAGATAATGAAGCCGGTAGGATTAGGTAATGCAAATAGAACAGGCCCACGGATATCTGAGATATTACCGCCGCCTGCACCTGTAATAGTAGAAGGAGTGAAATCTGTAGGGTCTATATTACTACTCCAAGCTAAAGCATTCTTGGTATAAGCAATAAGATAGCCAGAAGAGGATACTACACCTAACACATCAGGCATAGATACGCCAGTAAGAGGAGCTTCTACCAGCGTATCGGTAGCTTCCTCGTAAATAAATGCGGACACACCGCGATAGAATATATAACTAATACCATTTACAGTACCTACAGTTAACTCCTCAGTAGAGAAGTCTACTCCACCAGTAGCAGGTACAGTTGCAGGAATAGAAAGCCAATCTGTAGTTCCTGGTTTTAATGCATATACAGCGCCATCAGCATCCCATACCAGATGGATGCGAGCACGTTCATCTCCATAAATAGTTCTTACATCATTGAGAGGTAAGGTAGCTGGAGGTACAGATACAATAGAACCTACTACAGAGGTATAGCCTATAGAATCTAGGCCCTCAGCAGTAGGTACAACATTATGGCAGTACTGAACAGTGGGTTTGTTATTCTTAGTAGAAATTTCCTCCTTACTAGAACCAATAACAGTCCTTCCCTGCTGCTCAGAGAGCATAGGAAAGGACTTATCCAATAGACTTATTCTGTACTGCCGTTGTGCCATTTACTTAATCCTTACTTAGAGAACATCTTCATGATAAGAGGCTCAAGGTTCTTAACTGCGCGCTCACCAAACAGGAAACCAAGGACTAAGATATTAATAACAATCAAAGCCAGCTCTTGCTTCTCTGAGAACTCACGAGAAGTCACAAACAACCACTGCCAATCCATAGCTAAAGTAGCAAAGCCCCAGATAGGACGCTGAGCGCCACGGGCAAAGATAATAGGTTTACCTAGCCAGCCCATAGCATTAAGGTCTTTAGCTGTACCTTCTTGCTCCGCGATACGCTTATCTAACTGAGCAGCAGTAGCTTCAAGAACTCGATTAGCTTCCTTAGTCTTCTGCTGCATCAGAGTTTCCAACTTAGCTTCGATATCAGCTTTCTGAGTAGGAGATAGGTCAGGTGGGAAGTAAGACATAACTCCCTCCTTAATCTCCTTGAATAGACCGCCACCTACGAAGTCTGTAATACCCTCTAGGATACTAGCCATGACTTAATCCTCCCTCTTAGGTTTATACTGAATGTGGATATGATCTCCTTCAAAGATCACATCATAGTGCTGACCAAGAGCAGTTCGTAGCTTAGTACAAACTGCTTCTTCCCTGCCCTCAATGTACCAGACTCTCACATCCCATGCGTTACCTGCATAGTGAGAAGAGTTAACCTTATGCTTCCCATCATTAAGAGAGGTAATAACAAGGTCAGACTTATAGGTCTGAAGTACACTGTCAGTAATCATGATACCTAACAGGCACTCAGGAGTCAGACCTCGTGGATTTATACTATTATCTTTTAAACTTATCACTTCAGAATCTCCTCTTGCCTAAGTACAGTCTCATGACGAGTAAGAATAGCATGCTGCTCTAATCGCCAAGATTGTACTTCTTTCTGGGTTTGCATATCCATACGGATATGAGTAGTAACAGCCTCAGCGATAATCTCTACCTTATCTGTCATGGCATCTACTCGTTCTCCGAGAACTAGATATCCGCCATAGAGGATAAAGGCTCCGCTAACTGCTGCACCTAAGGCTTGTTCAACAAGTCTTATTATATTCACTTTTTGTCTTCCATCCTCGGTATCAAGCATGTAGGGAGCCATGACTACAGCCCAGCCAATTCAGCACGTAAATTAGAAGCCTCGGCATCTAGCTCCGCTAACTTATCTGTATCAAACACAACAGCAGTACCTGCTGCTACTGCTCTTAGAGGACGCAGAGACTCGGTATCTATCTCCAAGAGACGCTGGGTTATCTCTTCCTTACGATTAGCAATAGCCTTATCTGCAAGAAAAATATCTACATCGGCCTGAGTAGCTAATTGTTCATCACCATATACAGGTTCTTCCCCTGAATACACAGTACCATTAGCACGTTTAAAATGCTTAACCATGATTAAAACTCCCATCCAAGTGCATATAAAGTTCCAGGACTTACATTAATCCAGTAGTACATAGTAGTACTAAGGTTTGGCAAGTTAAACATTAATACTGATTTGTCTGTTGAAGGTAGGGTACCACTTAGGTCATTACCGCTACTTGGAAGCGACCCGTGATAGTAGGCGCCTGCGTCGCCATCACTACTGAATGAAATCCCCATATGTGACCCTCGTCCTAGAGAGCCAATAACCGAAGTCGCTGTTACAGGAAAGAAACCGGCCACAGAGATACTAGCCCACGCATCTTCCGTAACTGTCCCATTAATGATAACTCGAATATCCATACTGACTTTGGTATTAATCTGAGTAATCTGACTGAGTGTACCTACGTTATTATTATACAGCGCACCAATGTAACCGCCATAGATATAATCGGTAGGTTTGGTAACTCCTGCAAACGTAGTAGAAGTGGAGAATACTACAGTCTTGGTGCCATCTTCCTTAGCCAACGTCCAGACATGATACCAAGTAGAAGCTGCTTCTGAGCCTGTATCTAGACCAGCAGCACCAGCGGCAGTAATATCCACATCGACTGCTAGAGAAGTTATCTTCTTCTGATTGCCGCTAACATCCTCTAGCATAAGAGCATCAGCAGTAACAGTAATAGCTCGAGCCGGAACTGTAACGTGATTAACAATCTTAAGATTAGTATGCTGAGCAAGTACTCCTAAGTTAGTGAGAGCCTTACTGGATAGCGTAGGGGCCTGAGCTGCAATAGCCTGAGCCATCCTCTCAGCAGTGGCAGTACGCAAGTCAGTAGAAGTACCTGCCTCTGCTTCTCCTTGCGTCATAACCACAGTAGGAATATTAGCATCATAAGCCTGTACATTAATCCCTATCTCACTATCAAGTAAGAAGTCAGTATCGGCTTTAACAGTCGCAATAATCTGCGCTATATTAAGACGCTTAGTAGACCCAGAGTCATTAATCTCCATCTCATCGGTTAGGTCTGCGTCGCCCACCTTTACGGGCATATCGCTAATCTTTATATCAGCCATTTAATAAATCCTCTTCCAAATACCATTATCTTTAACATACCCCTTTAGAGGAGTAACCCATTGACCGTCGTATCTAACTTTAACTGTAGGCGCTACCCAAGGATTAGTGTCAGGACGAGTAACCATAAGAGTACGAGTATTACCTTCCTCCGTAACTCTTATATCTCCCTCCTCTGTAACCCTATCTCCTATAGCAAATTTAATAAGTAAGGCATAAGAAGTCAGAGTACCTTCTGCGTGTAATGCACCTATTCCGGCATTAGGAGGAGATACAACTCGCGTATCGCCCTCCTCAGTTATTCTTGTATCCCCAATCTCCGTAATACGAAACTTGGGGGTAGGTTCAAAGATAGCCATTTACTGCGCTCCCCATAAATCAAAGTGACCTTCTTTGGTTATCTCTCCCTCAGCTGTTAATGTACCTACAGCTGACATAGAAGCAAAGGCTGGCATAGTTAACTCAGGTACGGCAGTTAATGTACCCTCGCCTGATACGCTAGAATAAGCTATGGCAATATGCTCAGAGGCAGTTAGCTTAGAACCAACAGCAGCCAAACTAGCTTTAGCAGTGATACCGCTACTAGGGACAGATAGATAGCCCTCGCCAACAAGACTTGCAGACGCTGCTGCATTTATGTTAGCAAGAGCAGTTACATCACCCTCACCTACCAGACTAGCCGCTGCTGTGATACCACTGTTAGGCACACTCAAACTACCTTCTGCACTCAGTGAACTGCTAGCGTAAGTAACTCTAAGACCAGCTGCTGCTATACTTCCCTGCCCTGACATAGCTGCTAGGCCAAACTTACTTATGACCCCGCTACTAGATAAGCTGCTTGAACCTACGAAAGAAGCAAAACCTTTGCGATTAACATAACCTAAGAAGGTAGCAGAGCCTTCACCTGATAGAGTAGCCGCTGCTTCTTTGCTTATAAGACCAGCTGGGGATAAAGAACCCTCTGCAGCTAAACTTATATCACCTTGCTTGGTTATCTGTCCAGCTGAAGCTAGCGTTCCGTTACCTGATAGGGTAGCGTTACCTTCTTTAGTTATCTGACCTGCAGAAGTTAAAGTACCAGCCCCTGTTAAGGTAATGTTACCAAACTTACTTACCTCAGCACTAGCAGTTACGCTACCAGTAGCAGATAAACTCACACTACCTGGCTTAGTTATATAACCATCAGCAGTGAGAGTACTTGTACCTGTCAGATGACTGCTGCCTACCTTGCTAATAGTGCCAACAGAAGTAAGGCTCCCGCTACCAACTAGACCCGCAGCGCCTTCCTTGGTTACAGCACCGATAGCACCTACAGAACCTGTACCATCTAAGCTAGCATCGCCAGACTTAGTTACTTCGCCACTAGCAGTAAGACTACTCGTAGCTAATAGACTGCAGAGACCGACAATATACTGCTCAGTAATACGAGCATCACCAGTCTCTGTTATTCGGCTATCACCGGTTTCTGTTATGCGAGGACCATCAGCCATAGCACTTAAGCCAGAGTAACGTCAATGTTACCAGCAGAGAAGGTAAGGGTATCTCCATCGTTCATGATACGGGCAGTAGTAAGAGCACCATGCCAGAGAGAGTTGCCTCCGGTAGAAGCATCAAAGAACGCCATATGAGTGATAGTGCCCCAGTTACCGCCACTGGCAGTAAAGGAGATTCCACCTGAGTTCTGGGTAGTGCCTCCAGGAGTAGCAGCTGCGTCAAAACCTACCGCTTGACGAGAATAGCCATTACCTACAACTTCTGTACCGCCTCCGGCATCGTCAGTAGCGTCAACGTACAGAGCTACGTGCCAAGCAGTAGGGCGAGTAACTGCTCCGTTAGTCAGGAGCCAATCTAAAAGAAGTTTTTCTGCGTAGTCTGATACAGCAGCCATGATATATCCCTCTATAAATTAAGTAGAATTAAATTGAAACTTGGAACCAAATATCCCCGTCTACTCCATCATCTACAGTAGGAGCTACAGGAGATACTGTAATCTTATCGTTAATAGCCTGCAATGCAGCTTCAGCAGTAACTCCACTGACTCCTACATTACCTACTGCGTTTATAATTTCCCCTTCAATTGCAGGATCTGTTAGAGTAAAAGAGCCTTCAGAAGTTTCAGTAAACTCAATACCAGGAGTTAAGAATCTACCATCACGGTATACCTTAAGAGCGCCTGTACCTACGTAATAGACAAACTCAGTAAGCCCAAATAGCGTCTGACCTTCTACAGCACTAAGGCGTTGAACGATAGATTTAAAATCTCCATCAACCTCCCCAATAACTCGGGGTTGCCATATATTAGCTTCACCCATTATAGGCTCCTTAAATTAATAACCAACATCAGAAAGAGCGGAAGTTCTTAGCAAGGCATACTGCTCAGCAGTTAGTCGCTCGAATGAAGTAGACTGCTCATCATAGCCGATAGCTTTAAATACAACTCTTGCAGCTTCAAAGATAATAGCATATGGAATCTGCTCTGCTATCCAAGAAGTATAAGCACCTTCACGTACAATAGGATTAACATAACAACCCATCAGGCCATACTGAAAATCTACAGCTGAGCGAATCTCTAAGACTCGACCTGCTACATAGGCTACATCTGTCTTATGCACACCATAAGAGTCTAGTAACTCATCAGGAGTAAGTACAGTAAGATCATAGCCGTAAGTATCATTTGCACTTTCCACGCGACGGAAGTATTTAAAAGCACGGAAATTGGAAATAAGACTTATATAATCCAAAGAATGCAAGAAATCTGAAGTATCAAACTCAACTCCAGTCTCATAGATATCCTTAGAAAAGAAATCTGATTGGTGAGCTTTCAGGGTAGCGACCTTAACTGCAGACTTAGTTTCAGCAACTAGGTCTGGACGGTTAGTAAGTGTATATACTTCTGCTACTAATTCATCAAAGGTCATGGTCGTTACTCTTAGCTCGGTGGGTTAGGATTACTTAGCTTCTTCTGCTTCTTTAGCTTTAGCAGCAGCCAGACGCGCAATCAGATCTGAAGTAGGCTTAGCAGCTACAGCATCAGAAGAAACAGGGACTACCTTAGCGGCATCAGAAGTACTGGCCTCCGGAGAACCGCCTCCAGCTTCCTGCTCCGCAAGGAACTCTGCGTACATCTTCTTACGCAAAGCCGCCATTGGGTCAAGATCTGAGGAAGTTACAACTTCCCCCTTACGTACATAAGGGAAACCTGCTTTAATCTCGGCATCCAGATAGGCAATGTCATCCTCGTTATTGGTAACAAACTTGTTATCAATAAAGTGGAGAACCTTACCAGTGGTGGTTACCATCTTGTGAGATTTCATAGTAGACTGGTAAGTCTGATATTCAACCTCGTTTGTTTGGTCGGTGTTAGACATGGCATTAAACCTCGTTATAATTAGGTGGGACATCCTTGTCCCTAGGGAAATTAACCTTGAGCGCCAGCAGTCAGGTTATGTACAATGGCGTTAGCAGGTGGGTTCTTGATAACACAGGTACACTCAGTAGTAAGAGTACCACCTACTGCATCAATCCCGTTATCCGCAGCTTGATTACCAGAGGAGTTAAACTCTTTGTTCTGAGTCTTACGACCACCGAGGTAAGCGAGACGGAAGGTAGAGAGATCTACCGCAACAGCCATCTTAGCCCAGACTGCATTGGAATTGAACAGAGGATGCTCAATGATGCGGAACTTACCACGGGCCATGGTGAGAGTGGAGAACTGCAGACCGTAGTTAGTCTGACCATCTACCAACTGGTAGTTACCGTTAAGGCGACCGATGTTATTCAGTACGGTCTTAGCCTTACCGCCAACAAACAGGATACGCTCATTAGCAACCTTAGGGTCGGTAGCTTGATCAAAGACTGGGTCGAGAATAGTCTCAATCTGAGTGTAGTTGGTAGTAGCACCAGCGGTAGATACGTTAACCACACCACCATAGCTAGGCGGGTAATAGGTAGCGTTACCTACGATGCTGATAAGACCGTCCATAGTACGGAAGGGCTGACCGTTACGAGTGCTAGAAGACTTCTGACCGAAGAAGAGAGCCTTCTCGATATCTGCAGCATGGAAAGCTGCGCAGTCTTGACGATTCTCAGCATCGGTAGATTCACCGGCGATAACGCTAGTAGCATCAGCGGTACCAGAGATAGCCCAGGTATTACGGAAGATCTGAGTGAGGTTAGTTACACGAACAGGAACGATGTTCTGAGCAACAGGACGTACAGAACTTTCTTCAAAGGCGTTACCTACCTGAAACAGCTCATCAGTATCTGTAGTATCTGCAGCAGTTACAGTACCTACACCACGAGTACCCTCGAAGTGAGTAGCATCGGTAATAGAATTAACGATGATGTTCTCACCAGTAGAGTTAACGCGCATAATCATCCCAGGAAGGATGTTAGCAGTAGACGCTACGGTAAAGGTAGTAGCAGCTGCCAGAGAGACCGCCGTAGTAATCATCTCAGGGAACAGCATGGTCTTAGTAAAGAAACCGTGCTCTACCTGAACTGCAGTCTCTTCCGGTAGCATGGAAGTAAGACCAAACAGAGGGGCAGAGCCGTTAGGCATCAGGCGAGTGATCATAGATGCAAAGGATTTTGCAGCCAGATCCTGGGTAAAGTTACCCGTGTTAAAAATTCCAGTACTCATGGAAGTGCTCTCCTAGTTAAAAAGATAAAAGATTAAGTCATAAACTTATCCCAGTCCTGCATATCAGCTTGCGGGTTATTCGCATCTGGTACAGCGGTGGGGTTAAACGATTCTGCCATTACTTTAACAAAGTTCCGAGACATCTCAGCAAGTTGCGCTGGTGTAGCTGTAGGGTTCTTTACAGCTAACTGACTCTGAACTGCTTCCAGTACTGGTTTTACTGCGGGGTCAGAATACAGGGGATTGGATTCTACGAGGGTGTTAGTAGTTGTATGCTTGCGCATCAACTCGGAGATTTGTGCTTCTTGTCCTGACTGTAGTTTGGTAACAGTCTGGTCTAACATTTTGTTAGCAGCAAGGGTAGATTGTACCATTACTTGCCGTGCCATTGCATTCATGGCCTCAGTAAATGCTTGCTGAGCACCATCGCCGCCTGCTGCAATAGCTGCCATGTGCTCAGGAGCTACGTTACCAGAGAAGTCTGCTTTAGCTATAACTTCGTTTAACTTGGTAGGGTCTAACTGAGTGACGACAGGTGCGTCCGGTGTTTCTGGATTAGTAGGATTATCCCACAAGGTAGCAAACTCAGCAAGAGGGGAATCTGAGGTTTCTGGCGCAGTTACTACTGGAGCGGGATTAGGCGCATCCATAGAGATAGGCTCTGCTGGTAGATTTCCAGGCTGCACAGGAGTTGCTGGATTAGCAGGAGCTGCTGCCGGAACTGGAGTTGCCGGTGCAGCAGGTTGAGTAGGCTGGCCAAAGATTTTTTGCATAAAGGACATGGGTTATACCTCTTCTGAGTTGTGGTCTGGGTTATGTAAAACGTATTCAGCAGATTCGGATGATTCTAAGATGAAAGTTAGAAGTTCTATCTGCCCTTTTTTATAAGCCTCTTGCTGAACAAAAGATAGAGGCTCCTTAACATCATAATCTAACCGTAGCCTTTCTTCGGCTACAGCAGATAGCTGATTCTGTAGTACTTGTTTCTGTAGCTCTGTTAGGATAGAGCCTTGTAATACTTCATTCTCTTCTAGCTCATAAGAAGAGAATGAGTTAGCTATCAGATGCGCCATGTTATTGTCCTTCTACGTTAGCAGCGGTAGGTTGATTAGTGGTTTCTGGTGCAGGTTTATTTCCTGCAGGGTTATAACCAAACTGCTCAGGTACAGGTTGAGGAGGTAACTTATCCTGCTCAACTCCTGCTTTCATAGCCTCTACCACTGCTCCTTGCCAAGCGCTCGTAGCTTGCTCATAAGCCATCTGCTCCTGAGACTTCTCAAACTCAGAGATCTTAGCTCCCTGTGTCTTCATCATATAGGAGAACAGGGGAGCAATATTATAAGCTGCACCAATCTCAGGAGAAGAGCCAAGAACCTGCAAAGCTACACTGTAACCTTCTGCATTAATTAGCTTAGATGCAGGAGTAAGGCCATCAGAAACCTTAAACTCAAGTACAGCCTTACGTAACTGGATAGGGTCTACTTCTACCGCTACTTGCTTATCACGGTTATAGATAGTAGTACCGCCCTGATACTGCAGGATATTAAGCTTAACCATATGCTTAAAGGGTACAAAGACCTGAGCCTCTAATAGCATAGCTGCCATCTGATCTCTGCCATTAGCATTCTGCATAACAGAGTCAAACTCGCTAAGGGTCTTATTACCTTTAACGAACTGACCCTGAGATGCTTGGTTCTGACCAGATACAGTATTAGCTAAACCTAGCAGAGCTTGAATCTGCTGCATAGATGTGCCAGCTTGATCTTCTCTGTAAGGAAACTGATATACAGCATCAGAGATATTCTTACCATAAGCTGCAGGTCGTACTGGAATCTTAGCAGATGGGTTATCACTGTTAATATGAGCAGAGGTAATACGAGAAGGATCGTATAGAACTCTGTCAGTTACAGCACGACGACGAGAGTGCATCACTGAATTCATATAAGCAGAAGCTACATGCTGGAAAGGTTCTGCATTACTAGCCAGAGACTTAGTCTGGTAACCTAAGCCATCCTCAAGAGGCTGCCCAATAAGGATAGGCAGGTAGTTATGAGCATTAGTCTGACGCTCACAGTAGATAATATGCTGATGATTTACGATAACCAGCTTATAAATCTGAGGGATGTTACGGTTAGGTACAGTCAGAGAGAACTCAGAAGGTAATACTCGCGCATATAAGGTAGTTACCTCATAGGAATCCTTATACTCAATAGGACGACGTAGGTTAGATAGACCTGCCCAGCTCATCCAGTTAGTTCCAGAGGTCTTAAGATTCTCTAAGTCTATCTCAGGATTAACGATAGGGGTATATACATGCTTAGAATCTGCAGTTATACCAGAACCTCCGCCAAATCCAGACTCTAAAGCATCTTTAATATTAACTGTAATCTTATCAGGCAGCTCCTGAATAAAGGTTTTGAGTTTAATACGGCTCATAGTCTCTGTAAAACCAGCAAACTCTCCATGCTTGTATACTTCAGTAGGAGGTACGCGAGGATCTACGAAGGTATTATAGGGGTCTAAGGTACGTACCTTATTACCCTGCCACAGAACTTCTACCAACTCTGCAGCATTAGCGCCTTTTAGGTTAGTCTCTACTGCCTGAGTTACTTCCTTTCCCCAGCTAATCTCTACTGGAGCGAAGTTGTACTTAAAGCCATTACGGAAGAACATGAGAAACTCACGAACCCAGCCACCACGGATAGAGTTCTCTTCCATGATAGTCTCTAACTGCATAGCTTCATCCATATACTTAGGATCAGCTACTACTCCAAAGATAGGAGAGCCAGTTAAGAAGACAGAGGACTGATAAGTGGTAGCTACTTCTACCTGAGGAGCTACTACAGGAACTGTAACATTCTGGAAACGCTTAGAGTCTCCAGCACGATTAGCAGCTTTAGCTCTGGTCTGCTCGATATCAGCATCAAGCTCTCTCTGATAGACCTTATCTATGTTCTCCATCCTGCTGCGTAAGCCAGATCTATGATCTTGTTGTAGCTCTTGCATCTTGGTGTAGTACTGGATAAAAGAGGCTTGAGACTCTTTAGATAAAGGTACTGGTGTTGAACCTGCCATACTATTATGCCCCTTATAGGTACAATTAAATTTGTTATTACGCGACTTCGTAGCTCAGCTGACCGCCGGCAGAGGCTAACATGCACCTTACCCCAACTAAGAACTTATTTCCTCACCGCTTCGCTAGGCTCGTAAAAAGATTCTCAGTAGTGGGCCCTCAGGCACATAACAGCCAGCCTAAAGGTCAGATGAGCACTACGTCGCTGATGCCCGCTGCCGCAAACCTTCCAGCTAAGTTAGAAAGGTGAGTTATCTTCTAATACTTCCAACGCATCAAAGTCCTGTTGCTCAATGATGTTACCAGCTATGACGAACTCCCCATACTCTTGTACAACTTTCGGAGCATAGGTAAGTAAATCTAGCAAGCCATCTGTGTTGTCTCTGCGTAATGGATTAAACTGGGTAATCTGGAGATGCACAGCGGGCTTAGCCTCATCTAATACAAATAACTCTCCAGCTCTGTATGCCTTAAACATCTCCAGGATTCTAGCGTTCTTAGAGCGAGTACCTGAGTATATAGGCACTGCCTCTATCCCTACGACTCCCATCTGTAAGCAGATGAAATCGAACCAGTAGAGTAGGGAGTACTGATAAGCATTAGCTTCTACAGCTATCAGTCTGCAGTTATGAGTAAGAGCATATGCGAGAGCCTTACGAATAGTCTCTCCTGGGGAGAATCTACCTTCCTCTAATTCCATAAGGACAGGAGAGGCATCGTGGATTTCAAAGTAACCTACAGATACAGCGTCCGAACCTAACTTATCAGTCGCAGGATCTATTATGATAAAGTTTCCGCCAGGTATATCTCCGTCACTATGAGGTACATCAGGTAGCTTACTAAGGTCAATAAGATTATTGGAGGAAGCATTCTCATCATTAAGAACTTCAGCATAGAATATCTCCGGCTTACCCATAGCGAGATCGTTCTCGAACTCATTGGTAAGCTGCTTAATAGGTTGTAAGTCTTCCCACAGAGATGTACCATCTGCAAGAATCCCACCAGCTATGAACTTAGTCCAGCGTGGGTTATACTTGAGCTTGCGTAGAATAGATAACTTAGTAGGATACATATTACCTATGAATAGGAATATGCAGCCATGAGGAGACTTAGCTTTCATAGCTGTACCTACCATCCAGTTCTCTAAGCTGGTAGATTGTACCTCAGAATCTGCACACTCCCTAGATTGTATGTCCTCGAACACCATTACATCAGGACGTTCGTTCTTAATGTTAAGTCCACGGAGAGAGCCTTCTGCACCAATAGCAGCTAGGGTTAT